AGTGACGTTCAGCTCTACGGTTGATTCAGACGGCGTCACTTTGGCGTCGAGCTCTAGAATTACAGCAACCAACGCTGGCGTATATATGCTGCAATATTCACTGGTTGTTGAAAAGAACGATGGCGGCAACGACGACATCGACGTTTGGGTTCTTTTGAACGGCTCGAACATTAGCAACAGCAACGCTCGGGCTACGCTGACGGCCGCTAACGTCAAAACGGTTTTAAGCGGCAGTTTTTTAGTGACGTTGGCCGCAGGTGGCTATGTGCAGTTGGCGTGGTCGTCGGCCGACGTTGATATGTTGTTAAAAGTGTCGCCTGCGGACGTTTCGCCTTCTCGTCCGACGGCACCGTCTGCTCACGCTACTCTAACGTTGGTCAAAGAAATATGACAATTGATTGGCAGACATTCCTTAATCTTTGCGCCGGCGCTGTCGTAACAGTCATTGGGTGGTTTGCCCGTGAATTGTGGAAAGCGGTTCAGGACCTCAAGGATAGCATCCACGACATCGAGGTGGAGTTGCCATCTAGGTACGTCCGAAAGGACGAATTTTCAGACGCTCTGCGCGACATCAAAGAAATGTTGAACAAGATCAACGACAAGCTTGACGACAAAATGGACAAGCACTAATGAACATGGAATATTTTTTCGGCCGGATCAGGGCGTCCGTTTTTGCCAATAAGATGACGCAAAAGCAGGTAGACGGCGTTAATCGCATTCTTGCTTATCGCGACGCCAAGTGGCCAAAAATGTCGGACGACGAGTTGGCCTACCTGCTCGCCACCGTAACGCACGAGACGGCGCACACCGTGCAACCGATCACTGAGTACGGGTCGCCAGCTTATTTGCGCTCCAAAAGGTACTGGCCTTGGATCGGTCGAGGTCTCATTCAGATAACGTGGAAGACTAATTATCTGAAATTCGGAATCACAGATCCGAACGCTGCATTGACGTGGCCGGTGGCTCTGGACGTGGCGTATCGCGGCATGATTTTTGGCATGTTCACGGGCCGCAAATTGGCCGATTATGTCAAGCCGGGCAAGACGCCCGATTACGTTGGCGCTCGCGCCATCATCAACGGCACCGACAAGGCTAAGCTCGTCGCCGGCTACGCCAACGCCTATTTGGACGCCTTTAAACAATCAAGAGAGACTCCAAAATGAAAAGAATGTTGGTAGTCGCAGTGTTGGTTGCGTCATTCGCGTTAGCGGGCTGCAGATCAGACGACGCCACATACTTTGGGTGTCTTTTGCGAGACAATACGTCTAATCCGTGCAACTAAAGGGGCAAAGAGATGTTTAGCAATATGACCACCAATTGGAAGACTACCCTTTCGGGCCTCATTCCGTTGATCGCTTATGGCCTGCAGTATGCCGGCGTTTGGCCGTCGAGCATCCCGTTGCCTCCGCTTGATCAGGTTTGGCCTGTCGTTCTCGCCATTTTCGGCATTGGCGCGTCTGCTAAGGACTCCAATGTCACCGGCGGCACGAAGCAGCAGTGAGCTACGTCGTAATTGGAGTCATAGGGGCGGCGCTCTACGGGGCGTTCCGCTTCATGATGACGTTGATCATCGACGGCGAGAAGGCCAAAGAGCTCAACGAAATACTCAAGCAAAAGAGCGACAGTGACCGCAAGCGCGCTGAAGCGATGTTGAAGGACAAGACGATTGATCAAGTCATTGATGATCTCAAGTCTGGCCGCTTTTAGTCTGGCGTCTTGCCAGACGGTGCCACCGGCCGGTGGTTGTCCTCCTTTGGTGGAGTACGATTTGGCGACGCAGCGCCGCGCCGCCCTTGAGCTACAGGTGTTGCCAAGAGACTCGGCCGTGGCGCGAATGATCGTGGACTATAAAAAGACCCGCGACGCTTGCCGCATTCAATAGATTGTGATATATTCCGATAGGGCGACGAGGTAAGTCATGACAACGGGTCTTAGTTACGATGGTTCGGTGTCTGGCACCACCAGTTATAAGACCCAGATCGCCACGATGGCGGTGGTGGATGAGACGGACCCCGCCTTTTTGGTCGTTTTGCCCCAGATGATCACTTATGCGGAAAACCGCATTTGTCGTGATTTGGATTTTTTGTTCACGTCTGTGGCCAACAGCAGCTACACCATCAGCTTGAACTCTCGAACCATAACAGTGCCTTCAGCTAACTTTTACCCTTCTGAAAACGGCACTTTGGTGGTGTGCGAACAGATCAACGTGTTGACGCCCGCTGGCGTCACCAATCCGGACTCCGCTACTCGCGTGCCATTGACGCCGGTGACCAAGGAATTCTTGGATGCGGTGTATGGCTCGTCATCCGTCACCGGAACGCCAAAGTATTTTTGCCCATTTGGCGACGGCGAGAGTGCGTACACTTTTTTGGTCGGACCGTACTCCAACGCGACGTATTACGTTGAGATAATTGGAACGTATCGCCCGGCGTCAATGTCATCCACAAATCCGACTACGTTCATCAGCATCAACCTGCCTGATCTGTTCGTCATGGCTAGCATGATTTACATATCGGCTTACCAACGTAATTTTTCGTCGGCCATGGGCAATGATCCACAAATGCCTGTCACCTACGAGACGCAGTATCAAACGCTACTCAGAAACGCCATCACTGAAGAGAACCGCAAGAAATTCGAAGCGGCGGCATGGTCGTCTCAATCGGTGTCCACCACCGCCACTCCTTCGCGGTGATCATAAATGCCTCATTCCACGCTCAAGCTTCAACCCGGCGTCGATCAGAACCGCACGTTGGCCCTTAACGAGGCGGCGATATCTGAGACTCAATTCGTGCGTTTCGTACCGGACAGGCAAGGTCTTGGGCTAGTTCAAAAGCTGGGTGGTTGGACTCGGTGGTTTTCGTCCAATGTGCGGTCCATCGTCAGGGCTTTATGGGCGTGGGAAGACACCAACGGCGCGCGGTATCTTGGTCTCGGCCAACAGTCAACGTCGGTCGTGGTCACTGGTTTAGTCGCCAATGGCTCCACGATAGTCATTACTTATACGAACTCCACTGGGTTTCCTTTATTTAGCGCCATTGGCCAAAGTGTGGTTCTCAGTGGGTTTACGCCGTCTGGGTATGATGGTAGTTATCAAGTGGCTGCGTACACGACCACCACGGTGACTTTAACCAGCACCACGTCGTTAGGCACGCCGTCTGTTTATGGTACGATGTACGCTGCGGACGGCTTGTCAGTCATTTATGACACTGACCCTCGCGTGCGTCAGGTCATTACGCCTCGCGATTTGCTTAAAAGCACGGCTCCTCTTTTTCGTACGCAAAGCGGCAGCCCCTATGTGGTGATTGACGTCACTGGGTCGCAGGCCATTTCGTCGGACACCGTGTATCTTAAAACTCCGGTTAGCGTCGGTGGTTTGGTGCTTTTTGGCCTTTATCCTTGTACGTTCGTCGACGGTGCTAACCTTTTTCAAATCACTGCTACTGACGTTCTTGGCAATTTGCAGTTAGCGACGTCTACGGTAGGTGCGCCCGGTGGCGGCGCGGTGCCTTTGTACACGTTCACCAATGGCAGCGCCGTCGTGAAGGTCACTTTGGCCGACCACGGGTATCTGTCTGGCGACACGTATACGGCCATCGTGTCCACCACCGCAGCCGGCGTGACCATATATGGCAATTACACGGTTACGGACGTTTTGTCCACCAGTGAATTCAATATCAACGCCGCCAACACTGCTGGGTCATCCACCACCGCGTACATGAACAGCGGCAACGCTCTGTTCGACTTTTACAAAGTGCCGGGTGCTGTTCCTTCCGCACTCGGTTACGGCGTCGGTGGCTATGGCGCTGGCGGTTACGGCACGGGCGTCACTCCGTCTGTAGGAACTGCTGGCAATCCCATTTATTCGTATGATTGGACGCTTGACAACTGGGGCCAAATATTGGTCGCCGGTCAAGTAAACGGGCCAATATTCACGTGGGATCCTCTGGCTGGAATTTTGCGCGCCTCCATTATCACCAATGCGCCGCCAGTAAACGACGGCGTTTTTGTGGCGATGCCTCAGCAGCAAATCATAGCATGGGGCTCCACTTTCACTGGCATTCAGGATCCACTGCTTATTCGTTGGTGTGAGGTGGGTGACTACGACACATGGTTGTCGTTGCCTACCAATCAGGCCGGTTCTTATCGCATGCCAAAAGGATCCAAAATCGTTGGGTGCATTCAGGGGCCACAACAGGGCCTCGTATGGACAGATTTGGCCTTGTGGGCCATGCAATACGTAGGACCGCCCTACGTATATCAATTCAACGAAATTGGAACAGGCTGCGGCCTTGTGTCTCGCAAGGCGGCCACGTCGATGAACGGCGTCGTTTATTGGATGGGCCAGAGTCAGTTCTTCAAGCTTGGCGCAAACGGCGTCGAGATGATTCAATGTCCAATATGGGACGTCATCTTCCAAGATCTTGACCTAGACAACGCTCAAAACATTCGCATCGCTGCGAATTCGTATTTTGGCGAAGTGACTTGGTTCTACCCAACCATTTCTGGCAATGGTGAACCTACTAAGTACGTGAAGTACAACGTCCTGCTCAACCAGTGGGATTTTGGCACCCTGACGCGCACGGCTTGGATCAACCAGTCCATTCTTGGTCAGCCAATAGGGGCCGGTCCCACTGCGCCATCCGACGAAGAGAATTTCATATTTCAGCACGAAACGTCCACCGACGCCGACGGCGCGGCCATGACGTCGAGCTTCCAAACTGGTTATTTTGCCATTTCTGAAGGCGAGTACAAAGTGTTTGTAGACCAAGTGTGGCCAGACATGAAATGGGGTTATTATGCTGGTGCGCCTGACGCCGACTTGGCGCTCACGTTTTACGTGGCCGATTATCCGACCGACACTCCTCGCACTTATGGCCCCTTCGCCATAAACTACCAAACACAGTACGTGACGCCCAGATTCCGTGGCCGTCTGATGTCTATTAAAATGGAGAGCACCGATCCCGGATCGTTCTGGCGCATCGGCGCGACGCGTTATCGCTTTCAGCAGGACGGTAAATTCTAATGGCGACTTTAGACGACATTCTTACAGCCCAAAAGAACGGCGTCGTCGCTCTTAACAACATTTATCAGTCCACAGTGTTTCAAACCGGGCGGTTAGCGGGCCAATATCGGTCATTAACCGTGACCACCCTAACTGAGGTGGCGCGCGGATCTGGAATAATGATCGCTTACACCACGGTGGTCGGCGGCGCAGCGGGATGGATTTATGATTCCATCACTCCAACTACAACGCGCGCGACTGGCACAGGTGCGACCGCTACGTTGACCTTTTCACCTAACTAT